GCGGCGAGGACGGTGCCGGGGGCCGACGGCCCGCGAATGGTGTCGACGGGTGGGGCGGACGCGATCAAGGCCACGGTCTGGGCGGTTACGGGTTGCCGCCGGCGGCAGCCTTCACCGCTCGTCGTGTTGTAACCCTTAACCTCAAGTAGAGGGTTACACTCACGGTGTGAGGTGGCCGTGGTCCCGTCAGGTGGAGCAGCGTTCCTGGTCCATCAGTGACCCCGCTATGGCGGCGTACTTCAACATCGGACCCGGCAGTTACGCCGGCGTCGCGGTCAACGAGACGTCCGCACTCGGGCTCAGCTCGGTGTGGCGCGCTGTCTCCCTCATCGCCCAGACCATCGCCTCTCTGCCGATGAGGACTCTGCGTGACGGCGCGGACGGCACCCGGCAACGGGTGCCGTCCATCTTCGACGACCCCGGTACGGCGGCAGGACCCACGCAGTTTGAGTGGGTCGAGGGGCTCTTGTGTCATCTGCTGCTGCACGGCAACGCGTACCTGGCGCACATCGTCAACGGCGGCGGTGGGCTCGCGGGTCTGATGCCGATCCACCCGCTCGCTGTGACACCCGAGTGGGAGACCGACACCAACGGGAAGCGGACCGGCCTGAAGGTGTTCACCGTCAGCCTTGACGACGGCACGCGGCGCACGTTCACCCAGGCTGAGATGACGCAGGTCATGGGGCTGTCGCTGGACGGTCTGCGGGGGTTGTCGCCGATCACGGTCGCTAGGAACTCGCTGGGGACTGCGATCGCCGGGGATCGTGCCGCGGCGCGCCAGTTCGGCAACGGCTCGATGATCGCCGGCCTGGTCACCCCGGAAGAGGACGTCACCGAGGCCGAGGCCAAGGAGATCAAGGCGGGCCTGGACGCGAAGATCGCCGGGGTCGAGAACGCCGCTCAGATCGCGGTCGTGAACCGGCGGTTGAAGTTCACGCCGTGGACGATGAGCAACGAGGACGCACAGTTCCTCGAGTCCCGCATGTTCTCCGTGGAAGAGGTCGCCCGCTGGTTCGGCGTACCGCCGCACCTGCTGATGCAGACCGACAAGCAAACCTCGTGGGGCTCCGGTGTCGCCGAGCAGAACCGCGGCCTGGCCCGGACCGTGCTCGCGCCGTGGTGCAACCGGATCGAGCAGCGGCTGTCCCGGCTGCTGCGGGGCTCGGCGTTCGTCGAGTTCGACCTGACCGGCCTGGAGCGCGGTAACCCCGAGGGCGAGATCGAGCTGCTGATCAAGCAGGTCGAAGCCGGGCTGCTGACCGTGAACGAGGCGCGCCGGATCCGCAACCTGCCGCCGTTGCCGGTGGCCACTACTCCGGAGGAGGTGCCGGATGAGCCTGAAGCTGTATGACGTCACCTGCCGCGCCAGCATCGAGGGGAACACCCTCGTCGGCTACGCATCGGTGTTCAACCAGATGGCGAAGGTTCCCGGCGGATACGAGCAGGTCAGCCGCGCCGCCTTCGACGAGGTACTGGACCGCTCCGACACCGACGCCGCCGCGATGATCAACCACGATCCGGCGATGCTGCTCGGCCGCCAGTCGGCCGGCACGCTGCGGCTGAAGGCCGACGCCGAGGGTCTCGCGTTCGAGGTCGACCTGCCGGACACCAGCTACGCGAACGACCTGCGGAAGTTGGTTGCCCGCGGCGACATGACAGGCGCCTCGTTCGGGTTCATCCCCGACCTGGACAAGTCCACCTGGACCCGAGCCCAGGACGGCTCGCAGGTCCACACCATCAACTCCGTCACGTACCTGCGTGACGTTGGGCCGGTCACGTTCCCGGCCTACAGCGGTACGGGCGTAGCCCTCCGCAGCTACGACCTTGGGCGGCTTGAAACCAACCGTTCGAGACTCATCCGGGCTCGTGCCCGCGTAACCCTTGGAAGGGTGTGAAATGACAGTGGAAGAGATCCTGGCCGCCCTGCAGGCGATCATCGACGCGGCGAAGAACCCGGACGGTACCGAGCGTCCCCTCACTGACGAAGAGGCCCAGCGGTACGAGCAGCTGGAAGGCCAGCTCAAGACCGCGCAGAAGGACAACGAGATCCGGCAGCGCAACGCCGCGTACAACACCACGGTTCCGGGTGCGGCTCTGGCCGCGGCTGTGCACGTCGGCACCGCGAAGGAGGGCGACACCCTGGAGCGGGCGTTCGATCACTACCTGCGGACCGGCCGGGAGAACGCCGACATCGTGGAGCTGCGCGCCCAGTCCGTGGGCACCGACTCCGCTGGCGGGTTCCTGGTACCGGACACGTGGCGGCAGAAGCTGCAGGAGCGGCTGAAGGACTTCGGCGGTCTCGCCACCGCGGTCGAGGAGATCTCCACGAGCGGCGGTGAGCCGCTGCGCTGGCCGACCCTGGACGACACCGCCAACTCCGGTGTGATCGCGACCGAGGGCACGGCCCCGGCCAGCGGTGGCGCCGACCTGGTGTTCGGTGAGAAGGTCCTCGGCGCCTTCCGGTACGTCGCCCCGGGCACCGGTCAGCTCCCGCTCCGTGTGTCGCTGGAGCTGCTGCAGGACGCCATGTTCGACATCCAGGGCCTGGTGCAGCGGAAGCTCGGCGAGCGGATCGCCCGCTCTCAGGCCGCGCACTGGGTCACCGGCAACGGAACCACCGAGCCGTTCGGCCTCGACACCGGCACCAGCGGTACCGCGTTCACGTCGGCTGGCATCACCTACGCCGAGCTGGTCAACGCGGTGCACGAGGTTGACCCGGCGTACCGGACGACCGCGTCGTGGACGTTCAACGACGCCACGCTCGCGAAGATCGAGTCGATCGTCGACACCACCGGCCGCCCGATCCTGAACGACGCCAACGCCGGCATCGCCGCTGGACCGAACAACAAGTCCCTGCTCGGGTACCCGGTCGTGATCGACCAGGCGTGGCCGACGTACACCGACGGCGGCACCAACAAGTGGGGCGCGTTCGGTGACCTGCGTCAGGGCTACGTCATCCGCCGGGTTCAGGACCTGACGTTAATCGTGGATCCGTACACCCGGGTCAACGAGGGCCAGGTCCAGTACGTGCTGTGGGCTCGCGCCGATGGCGTCCCGCAGGACACCAACGCGTACCGAGTCCTCATCAACGCGGTGTAGCCGATGGCAACCGCAGAGGAGTTCGCGGCGCAGCTGACCCGCGTGCGCCAGGAGATGTCGAAGTTGATGCAGCTGCTGGACGCCCTCGAGAAGGCGTCGGCGGCGAAGAAGACCACGGCACCGAAGAAGTAGAGAGGAGGCGGCAGCGATGGCATGGGCACCGGACTACGTCACATCGACGGAGCTGAAGGCGTTCCTGCGTATCGGCGACGCGGTTGACGACGCGCAGGTCGCTCTGGCTGTCACTGCCGCCTCCCGCGCCGTGGACCGGGCCACCAACCGTCAGTTCGGGCTGGTGGCCGCGCCGGAGGCACGCACGTACACGGCGCGCTGGGACAAGGACCGCTGTAGGTACGTGGTCGACATCGACGACCTGATGACGGTCACCGGCCTGACGGTCACCACCGAGGCGGGCACCATCGACGTGTTCGCCAAGCAGCCCGGCAACGCTGCGGCCGAGGGACGGCCGTGGACCCGGCTGGTGGTCGACCCCACCTCCGCGACGCTGCCGACGCTGAAGGAGGACGCGGTCACCGTCACCGCCCGGTACGGCTGGACCACCGTCCCCGTCGCGGTACAGCAGGCGACCCTGTTGCAGGCGTCCCGGTTCTTCAAGCGCCGGGACGCGCCGTTCGGTGTGGCCGGCTCACCTGAGCTCGGCTCCGAGCTGCGGCTACTCGCCAAGGTCGACCCCGACGTTGCTGTTGTGCTCGGCCCCTATACCCGTTGGTGGGCGGCGGCATGAACCTCGGCAGCGTGATGCAGGCGATCGCGGACCGCATCGACACGATCGCGGACCTGCGGGTGTACGCCTACCCGCCCGACTCGGTAGCGGCTCCCGCGGCGATCGTGACCTACCCGGACACGTACACCTACGACGCGACGTACGGGCGCGGCATGGACCGCATCGAGGCCCTGCCGGTGGTGCTGCTGGTCGGCAAGGTGTCCGACCGTGCCTCCCGCGACAAGGTCACCCAGTACGTGAACGGTTCGGGCGCGACATCGATCAAGACCGCCATCGAGTCCGGCACCTACACCGCGTTCGACACCGTCCGCGTCACCGGGGTCGAGTTCGACATCATCTCGGTCGCCGGGGTCGAGTACCTCGGCGCCACCTTCACGCTCGACATCGCAGGACAAGGAGCCTGATATGGCTGCACTGACGGCAACCACACCGACCCGGACGGGCACCGCGTCCCCGGGCGCGGGTGTTGCATCAACGGACACGATCGCCCGGTCGGTCATGGGCGCCGGAGGCTGCCTGCTGGAGATCCTCAACGGCAACGCATCCCCGGACTCGATGACCATCTCCGACGCGACCACGACCACGACCGGTGCGGCTGCGGCTGCGAACGCGCCGTCGGTCACGAACGGCACGAACAGGGTCTTCCTGATCAAGCCGGATCAGGCCGACCTGTCGACCGGCCTCGTGACCATCACCCACTCCGTCACCACCACGGTGACGTACAAGCTCTACCCGATCGGCTAGGAGCACCTGATGGCAGTCGTACATGGAAAGAACACGTACATCTCGCTGAACGCTGTCAACCTGTCGACGTTCGTGAACACCAGCGAGCTGAACCGGTCGGCCGATTCGCATGACGTCACCACCTATGGAAAATCCAGCCACGTCTACGCCGGTGGTCTGCTTGACGGCAAGGCCACCATGGCCGGCATCTACGACAACACCGCCGCCGGGCCGCGGGACACCATCGAGCCACTGATCGGGACCGTGGTCACGCTGATCCGCAGGGTCGAAGGGACCGGATCCGGCCTGCCGCAGGACTCGGTGTCGGTGCTCGTCACCGGCTACGTCGAGACCAACCCGGTGGCTGACATGGTCAGTTGGTCGTGCGAGATGCAGCTGTCCGACGAGATCACCTCGACGAACCAGGCATGAGCATGAGCGAGTACCTGGACAAGGGCGCGCTCACAGCCCAGAGCATGTCCGAGGACGACGTTGACCTTGGCAGGGGCAAGGTCCGTGTTCGCGGCATGTCGCGTGGCGAGACGCTCCGTTTGCAGCAGGCCAAGGAGGCCGGACAGATCAAGGACATGGGCGCGTGGGAACGCCGCATGGTGTCCCTGTGTCTGCTCGCGCCGACGATGACTGAGATCGAGGTCGGTGAGTGGCAGGAGGCGGACGCCGCCGGCGGTGACCTTCAGCTGGTGACGGAAAAGATCCGCGATCTTTCCGGCCTGTCCGAGGATGCCGACAAAAGCGGCGTACCAGACGTTCGAGACGAACCCGGAGACGGAGTTCGAGTTCTACCTGGCGACGAAGCTGAGCATGACGGTGGGCCAGCTTCGGGAGCAGATGAGTAATGCCGAGTTCGTGCAGTGGGGCGTGTACTACGCCCGCATCGCGCAACGGGAAGAGCTGGAACGACTGAAGGCTGGAGGGTGAGATGGCTACAGATCCGATCAAGATTGAAGGACTTGCTGAGTTCACCCGCAACCTGAAGAAGCTCGACACCGACCTGCCGAAGGCTCTCCGGATCGCGTTCAACAGCTGCGCCGACGTGGTGGTCAACGACGCACGCCAGAGCATCCCCACGAAGTCAGGCAAGGCCAAGGCGTCGGTGAAGGCCCGCTCCACCGCGACCGCGTCCCGCGTTGTCGGCGGCTCCAAGCGCGTCCCGTACTACCCGTGGTTGGACTTCGGCGGGAAGGTCGGCAAGGGCGGCTCGGTGCGCCGGCCGTTCCTGAAGCACGGGCGCTATATCTACAACGCCTACTTCGACAACCAGGCCCGCTACGCCGAGCTCGTCGAGCAGGCGCTCCTCGACGTGGCCCGACAGGCTGGGGTTGAGGTCGATGGGTAAGCCGCAGGTCACCCTCACGTTCGCCGGTGACTCGTCCAAGCTCGAGTCCGCGTTCGACAAGGTCGGCAGTTCGGCCCGCAAGATGGACAGCGACGTCGGCTCAGCGTCCCGCGGCGTCGGTAGTTCCTTCGACACAGTCGGCGAGGCGGCGGACGGGGCCGAGGGGAAGGCGCAGGGATTCTCCGACACGCTGACCGGCACCAAGGACGTGATGGGCGGCGTCGGCGAGATTGCCAAGGGCAACCTGTTCGAAGGGTTCGTGATGGCCGGCCAGGGCGCTGCGGACCTCGCCGGCGGCATGGCGTCGTTCCTGATCCCGATGGGCAAGGCGGGCTTGCTGAAGGCGTTCGCTGCTGCCCAGTGGCTGGTCAACGCCGCCATGTCCGCCAACCCGATCGGCCTTGTGGTGATCGCGATCGTCGCCCTGATCGCGATCT